TACTCAGACAAATGGAGCTGCAATTTTAATAACAGATACCACTGGAGCTACAACACAGGCGGTCTTGCCTGCTGGAAGTGGAACGACACAGCAAGCTATATTCCATGTAGGAAGCAATAGCGATGGTGTTGCGAAATACCTATGGATAAACCTAAATAAGACATCGGGCGGTAGTGCCCCAAAAGCTTTAATAAAAGGCTATGTTTTTAATAGACAATTTGAAACTAGATACGAGGTATTTAGAGTAACAGTGGATTCAGCAGTAGAACAAACAATATACGTCACTGATCCTATTGGATTTGCCTTATCGCCTACAGATGTACTTTACTTCGTAGCAGACACAGATACAAACAATACAATAGTTAATACAAGATTTAGTATAAGAGAATATAAAAGAAGTTAGGGGTTTTAATGATAAGAACTAATGAAAAACTAACAGTATTGCACGATGATAACGCTAGCTTTTTAGAATATAGCGATGAATTACTGCAATATGATAGAGATACAGCAGCTATTACTATGGTAGCAGCAGATGATTTTATCTATATTGGCTTTTATAAAGCTATTAATAATATATATGTTGAAATGGCTACAGCTAATGCTAATGCTGCAACTGCTACAGTTAAATACTACAATGGATCGGCATTTACAGCAGTATCTAATCAATTTGATGATACTAAGGCATTTACTAGATCTGGATTTATCAGATGGGATAGAGGCATAGACGCTAGCACTAATCTAGAGGCAGCTACAACAGTTAATGGAGAATCAAAATTCTGGTATCAAATAGCTGTATCTGCTGACACATCTGCAATGGTATTCAATGGATTAAACATTGTATTTTCAGATGAGCAAGACCTTAAAAGAGTATTATTTGAAGTAGATAAATACTATCCAACAGGTGAAACAAGTCATATTTTAACGCATGCAGGTGCAAGAGACGAAATAGTCCAACAACTAAACCTTACAGGACAGAGCAAGGTTAATTCAGCGGGGAGAGAATTAGATATTTCAGCTTTCGACCTTTTAGATATATCAGAGGTTAAGCTAGCTAGTACATATTTAGTACTATCAATGATTATGATGAATATGTCAGACGATATTGACGACATATATATGAATAAGCATAGCCATTATCTTTCTAAATACAATAAAATTATAAATGTAATGAAAATACGTGTTGACTCGGATGACGATGGTTTAGACGATGGAAACACAGAGAGAGAAAACTTAACATTTGGATTTATTAAAAGATTATGAGTGTATCGAGCATACTAACAGATTTAGAAGCACAAGTCGCAACAACTCTAGGGGCTACCTGGAGCGAATTAGATTATGTTTATAACTTAGAGGCGAATGGTGCTAAAAGTATTGATTTAAGATACGGTGTTGGGTCTGGTGAGGGCTCTTCTGTCGCAGGCACAACTAAGGCGATAACTGTAGATTTCAATTTCTTTGTTGTTTTAACTAAGTCGTTTAAAAATAGATCAGATGACTCAAACCAAAGAACAGTTTTAAGTGAAATTTACGATCAATTAGAAACAATTAATATAAATGTATTTCAAAAGAAACTCGGCAATAGTGCCGTTTTATTAGTAAGTGATTTATCTTACTCAGAGCCAGAGGTAATCCATGAGGGATTAGCGGTTAGAGTAGATTTTATAATCAAGTTTAGAAACCAAACAGCATAGGGGAATATCATGGCAATTGGTGTAATTACGAATGAGAGTACAGTGGCACTAGTCGCTGAGGTTACAGAAGGAACTTATGTTGCACCAAGCACGGGTGTTGATTATGTTGAGGTTCTTGCAGACGGTCTTGAGTTAAATAAGACCAGAGAAGAACTATCAAGAGATACTTTGGGTGGGACTGTAGAAAGTGAAGCTTCTCGTGTGGGAATTGCGGAAGTTCAAGGTTCAATTCCTTGTGAGTATAAAGCAAGTGCAACAGAGGGCGATGCACCTCAAAGTTTAGATATTCTTTTAAGATCATTACTTGGTGGTAAAAGACAAATCACAGCAGATCAAACAAGTGATATTGCAACACATACAAGTACAGTTATTGATTTTGCTGATACTTCGGCTTTTTCTGTTGGTGATATCGTTCTTGTAAAAGAAGCGGGCGCTTATGAGTGCAGACCTATTAGCTCAATTCAGACAAACACTTCTATAACATTTCCTTTTGCATTAGATAACGGCGCTCCGTCAAGTGCGGTTGTTGTTGCTCAAGTTACTACTTACTACCATGACACAAGTAACTCAATCACTTTCAGTGCTGAGCATAATTTAGGTTCTCAAGCTATTAAGCAAAAAGTTGATGGCCTTAGAGCAGTAAGTGGTTCTATTGAAAATATGAGTGTAGGCCAACTTCCTAACTTTAACTTTGGAGTCCAAGGTTTAAATATTGTTAGAGAAGATGCAGACGCAACAGCAGCAGCAGACTTTACAGCAGACGCATTACCACCAGTAACATTAGAGTCATGTGTTTGGCTTGGTGGAAATAAAATGTCATACACAGAATTAGCAGTAAATATTGAAAACACTGTAAGTTATATTGCAGACGCATGTGACGCAGACGGTAGAATCGGATCAAGAATCACTGAGCAAGTTGTTACAGCTTCTTTTAATCCGTACCTTGATGATTCTGACTTAACTCTTGTTTGGGATAAGTTTAACAACAATACAGACGCATCATTATTCTATTATTCTTTTAATCCATCAACTACAACAGGTGAGTTTGGGGAAGTAGTAGCGGGATGGCTGCCACAGTGTAAGATTCTAGCTACCCCGGTTTCAGATAATGACGGGATTGTTTCGGAATCAGTTGAGGTAAAAGCTCACAAATCAGGTGTGGGTTCTAACTCAATCTTTTTAGGATTTATTTAATATAGTGACAACTGGTTAACACTTCCCACGGATGGGTTACTTTTTTCGCTCCATAAGATCGGCCGCATTAAAAACGCGGTCGTTTTAGTTACCAGAGCAATATCAAAGAAGTTATAGAATAAATAACGCCCATGAAACCGAAGATTAATAAGGGTATAGTTTTATTTGCCATTTGCACCTCTAAAGAAAGCCATAACCATTAACATAGCTATAAAATAAATTACTAGAAATTTAATTATCACTTTGCTCATTCATGATATGAATAATGCCAGACTTAATTCTCTCTAATAAACCAAGTGCGACTATCAAGGGTATTTCATTGTCCTGCAATACATTTGCGATTTCAATTTCTGCCACATGTACACTTTCGTTTGACTCATCATCAAAGAACTGCTTTATCTCGTTTGTTATTTTCACTAATAACCCCCTCTTTTAAACACATTCCCTAATGTGGTGGTTGGTTTGTCTTTTAATATTACTGAGTAAGTGATTCTTGAGCCGCCGTTACTATTCTCATTTAAACCTGTAACTTCCAGGTATTCAACGTCACTAGGTAATACCCCAGAGTTAACGACATCTAAATAAAGTTCTGGCAGAGACTTTTTAACGGCACTCATTCTTAGTTTTTCTTTCATAATTTCTCCTTTTTGACTTTATAGCTCGAAACATTGTAAATTTAAAGCCAGTTGTAACATTTACATGGGAGTGAGAATGTCTAAGGTTCTAAGGTTAAAAGATAGGATTAAGCTTAAAGTAGGTAAAATAGAGTTTAGAATCTCACCTATGAGTTATTTACAAAAGCAAGATTTAGCGTCATGCACAAAAATAGTCAGTGGGCAAGAAACATTCGACCTATTAAAAGCACAGTCTTTATATATAAAATATTCATTAAAAGAAATCTCAGGTGTTGAGGATTACGCGGGCGAAAAGTACGAGCTAGAATTTGAGAATGATTACTTAACAGATGATTGTGTTAGTGAAATCTTAAATATAGAAGAAAGCGCAAAGCTATTAACTGCATCGTGGCAGGTACTTAATGGTGTCCGTGAATTAGAAGATCCAATCACAGGCAAAAAACTAACTGGTGTTAAAATGGAAGTAGTACCGGGAAAGTAATTTGTCTCCAGGGTTCACAAAAACCCTTTATTATCCTTTTAGTGGAGTACATAAAGTCAATTTCAACGCTTACAGATAAAGACTATGCAGAAATAGTATCTACGTTTATGACGCTTACAACGCCTAAATATAGATGCTCAGACTGTAATAGAAAGTATCAATGCGATCCTGTGAAAGATAAGAAACTCAAAGAACAAAATGCATGTAATTTTTACACAGAAAAGCCTAGACATAAGTACACCGCAGGGCATAACAATAAAGGAAATCCAGGCTTAAATTATTTTAATTGCGTAGGGAATCATTATTATGGTGAATGGGCGACATTAATCAACTATAATCAGGACTATTCTAAGGGCATAATGCCGTTTACAGGTGGTTTCTTTGAGCAACCTGCAAAATTTGTCGAAGTGATGAATTTAGTAGATAATTTAATTGCAGAGAACACGGAAGACATCAAAAAGAAAAACGACCTAATATCAAGGAATCGATCAGGTGGCAAAAAATAAAGTTTCAGTCGAAATTTCAGTCGAAGAGAAAGCAGCACTAAAAGCTCTTAATAAATTATCTAAGACAATGAAAAATGTTGGTGACACGGGCGCTAAAAACATCGGAAAGATGGACGTTGCGATGGGTGCTTTTGTTGGTACTATGGCAACAGCAGCGGCTTCAAAGGCTTTGTTTGCTATAAAGTCAGGCTTTACAAGTAGTGTTAAGGCGGCGGCTTCTTTTGAAAAATCAATTATAGAAATAAATACAATCATAGGTGAAAACGAAAAACTCACTAAAGAACAAATATTAGGGCTAAGAGATTTAGCTAAACAATATGGTACATCGGCTCAAGCTCAAGCGAAATCATTCTACCAAATTATATCAGCAGGAACTACAGACGCGGTCGAAGCTAGTAAGCTTTTAGAATCTGCAAACAAGTTAGCAATTGGCGGGATAGCAGACGTTGGTGGTTCGATTGATATTCTTACCAGTGTTTTGAATAGTTATGGTAAAGGAAACGTATCTGCCGAAGAAGCTGCTGATTCGCTATTCACTACTGTCAAGCTCGGTAAGACAACCATAGAGGAGCTTAGTTCAAGCTTAGGTCTTGCAATCCCTTCGGCGAAAGCTGCGGGTGTAGGTCTAGATTTAGTAAACGCTTCGGTCGCTGTGCTTACAAAAAACGCATTCAGTACAAGTGCTGCTGTAACGAGGGTAAATGGCTTATTAACTGCCCTTGCTAGAAATGGTGAGAAGTTAGGCCCTACAATGAATATAGCCGCCGTTAAAACGGATGGTTTAGTTACAGTCTTACAAAGATTAGAAAAAAGAACAGGTGGCAACGCTTCACAGTTACTAGCACTTTTAGGTAGACAGGAAGCGGTACAAGCTTCTCAAGTTCTTATGCGTGATGGTGCTGCTGATCTTGTTGATGTATATGGAAAATTTGACAATAAAGCTGGTGCTGCAACAGGTGCATTTAATCTTATGGCCGAATCAGCAAGCTTTAAGTTTGACCAGTTAATTTCCGAAATAGATGATCTTAAAATAACGCTAGGGAATGAATTACTTCCAATACTTTTAGAAGTTGGTGAGAGTATAAAGTTTGCTTTTGGTGTTGGTGAAACCGACTTAAATAAACTAGATGAACAGATCGCAGCACTTGTAACAACTACAAGTAAAATGACTGTTAATTTAAAAGAAATGGAGGCAGA